TTTAGGTCACAAGCTTTTGACTCATTGATATCAGCCATGTACCATGCCGGTACTTTATCAACAACATTACCTTTTTCTGATTTAATCTTATAGGTACTATTCATACTAGAGCAGGCACTTAAACCTACAATAGCCACTAGAGCACCTAATTTCATCACTTTATTCATTATATTTTACCACTTTCTTTTACATTATATATTAACTCTTGTAAAAAGGCAAGCGTGGATTGTACATATGTTAATGCGTCCTCACTTGATACTTCATATATTATAACTAATACAAGAGCGACTATGATTAAATTTCTAATCATTATCTCACCTCCCATTCACCATTTACATCTAAACATACTTTTCCTGGTGTTTTAAAAGCATGTCCTGACCGACTATAATATCGGCAGTATTCAGGTGTATTTACATCATGGTAATAAAACTGAGCAAACAACTCCCAATAACCTGGAGTATCTGGAGCTTTTCTACCATCAGCACACTCTAAAATTTCTCTTTTTGTAATTGTATCGCCTTCTTGTACGATCTCAACCTTTACATAACAATATTGGCCATCAACTTTGTCTGGCGATATTGATTTTATTTTACTATGTAAAACTTGTTCACCTGCAACTGCGACACCTGATATAATTAAAAATATAATTAATATAAATGTCCATGTCAAATATCTTTTCATATTATATCTAGGATCAAACATATTTTTTCAATTCTTCAATACTTTGCTTTGTATTATATATCTCTTCTTCTAAATTGTCAATGGTGGTTTGATTACTACAATAATCAATAATTTCTTGTTTACCCTTAATTTCGTTCTCTAATTGTTCTATTCTCTCATTATATCTATTAATACTCATCTTTTTTCTATCCATCTCCCATCCGGTAATTGACAAGCAGTGCCAAATACCACTTCTCTATTAACACCACCAATACCAATCAATGGCCAGCTACTTGTTATATCTATTGTAGCGTCATATTCTTTACACTTCAAAGGTCCTTGTAAATATGACCTTGTCACATGTATTATACCTGAATTACCAGTTTTTTTATTGTACCAATTTGTATAACTAGAACCTGTACCACTTGTATTTAAATGATCTACAAACACGGCATTGTGTACATCATAATCTGAATTGTACATTAATTCTGCTCCTGCAAATGCACCAACAACAGCACAACCAGCAACAGCATATGGGTTTGTAACACCTGCCTCAACACAAACTGCTGTAGTTGTAGTACCACCAAGGACTGCACCTAAATGACTTCTATTTACCGAACTGCAATTGGTCAGGAATACCAATGATAGTCCTAATAATAGCACCGATTGGATTGATTTCATATTTACCTTCTTCGTTTTTTTTTATTGTTGTGCAAGCTGTCATTGTGGTCAACACCAGAATAATCATAATTACTTTCTGAATTGTTCCATTCTTCTTGCGATTCATTGCCATTTTCATCTTTATATAACTTCCATGATTTTTTGCCATCAAAATAATAACCAACAACTTCTTTTTTAGTTTTTGTCATACTTTTCTCCCTGCCGTTTTAATATCTTCTTTAGCAATTACCATATAGGGACCTTTATTGTAAGCCGGAGCAATTGTAAAGTTTTTAGATGCTTCAATTCTCCAACTATTATCTGGTTTAGTACCTCCTTGACCGATTTTATTAGACAATTCGATATTAGGTTGTGGAGTTTCGTAAGTTCTTTCTGCAATATTAAGGGTGTGTCTACCATCTATAGTCAATTTAATTCTACCTTTGTCGTCACAATCAAACCCCATAGATTTAAGGTATTTGATATGTTTAGCAAAAGCCTCTAGGTAACTTTTCGTAGGTTTCTTTTTTCGTAACCTACGAATTGCACCACTAGAATTATTTGTATAAATGATAGCCATTAATTAATTGATATTTTTTCTACTTCTAATTCTGACTCAGCCATCTTATCAGCATAAGTTTTACCAAACACTTTCATATAAAAATGATCTTTAGGGTTGGGAGCAGACCAAGCTTCTAATAGATTTGTAAAGTTAATATCTAGCCCGTCATAATACTCGGGGTGATTCTTTCTTAACTCTATGTGGTCTTTACAGAATTGAATACGATTGTCGTATTTTTCTCTCTTGTTTTTAGTGTCTCTTTGAGTTGCAATATCAAACTCAATGTATAAATTTTCTTTGTTATAAAACATAATATAAGCCTTTCTCAGTTGTTTACTATACTATACAGGAGATTGTCTAAAATGGCAAGCCCCTATAAAACCCTTATTTTACTCGCTTTTCTCACCAGGAAAGCTGCCAGGATGCGCCAGGATTGACGAATCATAGCTGTTTGTATGTTCCGTACTCTTTAAATTTGCGTCACTCTCTGACATTCCGTCTGCCCACCTTTCAAACTCTTCAATTTCCAGTTGATATTTTTTAATAGATTTATCTACTTTATCTATGGCACCAATATTAGCACCTGCTTCTAATAGACCTTTTACCTCTTCTAAAATATTAATAAATTTTATTTGATCAATCATTTTACACTCCTTTTATGACTCTCTTGGTTGTTAACAAATACTCTAATTAATCTAGAAACATCTACCTCTTCAATTTTTAAAGTTTTTGGATGTTTAAAAATAACTTTACTTTTATTTACTTCTAATTTTATACCTATATCGGAAGCCACTACAATAGCGTCATCTGTATTTTTACGCCAATCATGTGAAGAATAACCTAATACATCAATACTCATTATTTGTCCTCACTTGACATTAATAATACAATGTAATGAACAGCCTTTAAAAGGTCTTTTCTATTACGACCAGCTTTCTTACCATATCTGCAAAGATACTTAATGGCATTAGCTTGGCAGAAATCTTTATCTATATTCAAGTGTCTTAACATATCTTGCACCTGAAAACCGTCTTTTGTGGTACTATAGTGTTCACCATAAGTACCTTTTATGTAATCATTTATTTCTTTTACTATTTTATCTTCATTATATTTCATTCTAAATCATCAGCCTTTCTTTTTACTATTTTTTCAATTTGATCAAAATAACACCAGTTAGAACCAAATGTTATTGCACCAACATATCCTAATTCTGTGTCATATGTTTGTGCATTTAAACTTGTATCGTTCTCAGCAGCTATATCAGTTTTTTCTGTTGCAATACCGATATTAACAATTTCACCTTGTCTGCCTTTTTTATCTTCTATTGTGTCACCTATATTAATTATCATTTTTATATCCTCCCACACCTTTATTTAAATTTTTATAACTATATTTTTCTGTAAAATCTGGCATAAAATCATATTTAAAGAATTGTCTACCGTTGTATAGTTGACCATAATCATTAAATAATGAATTGTCATTTAATACTATATCAGTACCAAACTCATCTTCATATGTATGATAATATTCTGAACCATGTATCATATCTACACCACTATGACCTGTTGCATTAGTAGCTGTTTCATTAAATCTGTCATCACAATACTTTTTAATTTTGTTTTTAAACATTTCTGAATTTAATCTTTTTAATTGAGACAAAGGTGCATTTCTAAAAATAGTATGATGTATTTTAAAATACTCATAACCATCTTCAGGATCTAGATACTCTCTCCAGTATGTAAGATGTAATGTTCCTTCTTTACTCATTAGGCAGCCTCTAGCTCCATATCAATTACTTCGTCAACATTGTATTCATCAATATCACACAAATTTACATTATCAACATTCATAATTTTTGCTTTAGCAGCTTCTTTGCTAATCGCATTGTTTTTAAGTTCAAGTAAGATAGCGTCAACAGCTTTCTCAGCCTCGTTCCAATAATAGTTTTTTACTTTAGACATAGTGTTTTTCTCCTTTGTTAGTTAATATTATATCAAAAATTTGTAGTAGAGTCAAGTAATTTCTTTTCTTGGCGTCTTCTATTCTTTCTTTTAGTGTTTTTTTCTTTATCATATACACATATAATACACTAGTTCCATGCATAAAGCAAGCACTTTTTTACTTTTTTTTGAGTTTTTTTTGAGACCTGGTCTCATTTTTAGAGGTGCGTCAAAACGCACAGCCCTAAATCTATGCGTTTTTACTTAATCCTGATTGTATTTGTGTAGATTCGTAGGTATTACATACCTAACCAATTAAATACCGCTCTCAAACTTAACACCATATACATAAATTCCATAATCATTCTTGGCCAATCTTTGTCTTTATAACCAAACCATACCCACATGATACAGGCTGCGACACTTAGCGACCACCCTACCCATTGAGTAGATATATTAGCACTAGATAATATTGTTACACTTGTAACAGCTAACAACAAACCAAACCATCTAAATTTATTCTTTAGAAACCTTGAGGGTAATACCATTATTAATCTCCCTTAATGCTATTTTTATAACCAACCTTTGCTATGTAATAACTATCTACTATATCTGATATAGGATTACCTACTTTATTTGTATCAAATATTTTTTTTAAGTCTATTTTTGTTTCTTTTAAAAATGCCTCATACATCATATCTTTATCAGCATTACCTTTATCTGTTGCACCTTTTTTAACAACACTAGGTACAACTATCTTATATGGTAATACGTCTTGTTCAAGTCTGTATTTTAAGATACCACAATTTTCAGCAATTTGAAATAGACCTTGACCTTTTGACCCATATGAATAACCCTCAATAAAAATTTCATAATCACCCTCATGTAAATCATACAACACATAGAAAACCCAATCAGATATTAATCCAAATCTATGCATTGGATTATCCCATTCATCATGTAATTGGCCTTCTATATTATCAGACATTTTACCATCATACTTTTTTTTATTAGTAAGATAGTAAAAATTTAACTTCTCACCATTTATTACACAAATGGCTGGACTTGTTAAACTGTAATCAATTCCAATTATCGTCTTCGTCTTTGTTGACCCACTCAACATCTTCTTCTTCATTTTCTACCTCATATCCACAGAAAGGACAAGTTAAGGGCTGTAACTCATGCTCTTCACTATCCCAGGTTATGTTATATTTAGTTTCACAATTAGAACAGGTTTTTGTAATTTTATCTGGCATTATAATTTAAACTTCTTAAATTGATCTTTTGTAACATCTTGTTTAATACCACCGATAACATAAGATTCAATTTCTGTTTCTTGTGGTGCATTTTGTGTACCTTTACTATTCAACCAATGGTCAACCCATGGTAAAGGATTTGTTTTTTGTTCATATCTAGGTTCTAAACCTATACCTTTCATTCTTCTATTTGCCATATATTCTACAAACTGGTGTAATAGTTTTTCTGAAAGACCTATCATACTTCCTTTTGAAAATAAATGTGTTGCCCACCTTTTCTCTTCAGCTAATGCGTCATCATACATTTTGTACACATCTTTTTCACATTCTTTTCTAATCTTTAACATATCTTTGTC